GCTAAAACAGAAAATACACCAAAATCTTCAGATACTCAAACAGCATTAGCTAAACCAAAAGAAGCCAAAGAACTTGTAAAAGCCACAGCGGTAAACACTCCAACTGCTTCTGCGGTCCAAACAGCATTAGCTAAACCAAAAGAAGCAGAAGCTGCTTCATCAACTGGCCTTGCAGCTAATCCAATGGAATCATTGAAACAAGGGCTAGCAGGTACTCAACAAACAGCACTGGGAGGACCTACTGGTCCTGCCGGCTCTCAAGAATCACCGGCTGTACTACTTTCTAGCTTAAATAGTAAGATGGAACAATTAATTAAAATTCAAATTGGTGCAAAAGACACTGGAGAAAAACAATTAAGAAAGACTGGCAACACAGACATGTTCACTAACATAGCTACTGCTTAATTGGATAAAAAAATATGAGTTGGAAAAAATACTTTACCCCTGTAAGCGTTAACAATCAAGCTGGAGGATTTAGCCCAATTAGTGGCGGAAGTCGTCCCGGACCAGCACATACAAACTACAGTTCTTATCTTCCTGATGTTTATGCAGGATCACCAAATCGTGTTGAACGATATATTCAATATGATACAATGGACATGGATTCAGAAGTTAACGCTGCTTTAGATATTCTTGCAGAGTTCTGCACTCAAAAAGACAAAGAAAATAATACACCTTTCCAGTTGTTCTTTAAAGGAAAACCCACAGCTACTGAAGTTAAAATTCTAAAAGAAAGTCTTCAGAAGTGGGTTAAACAACAACAATTTGATATTAGAACATTCCGTGTTGTGCGCAATACTTTCAAGTACGGCGACTGTTTTTTCATCCGCGATCCTGAAACTAAAAAATTATTATACATTGATCCAGTAAAAGTTACCAAAGTAATTGTTAATGAATCCACAGGCAAAACTCCTGAACAATATGTATTAAAAGACATTAATTTTAATTTTGTATCATTAGTAGCTACACAACCACATAATACAACAAATACAAGTCCGAGCGGAACTAGCTCTTATACCAGTGGAGGTGGGTTTGGCAAAGGCATGGTAGGCGATGCTGCTCGCCCTCCAGGAACACGTTTTCAAAATCAAACAAATGAAATTACTGTAGATGCAAAACACATCGTACATATTAGTTTGAGTGAAGGGTTAGATCAAAACTTTCCGTTTGGTAATAGTCTACTGGAATCAGTATTCAAAGTCTACAAGCAGAAAGAATTGCTTGAAGATGCAATTATTATCTATCGTATACAACGAGCTCCTGAGCGTAGAATTTTCTATGTTGACGTGGGTAACATGCCGGCACACATGGCCATGGCATTTGTAGAACGTGTTAAAAACGAAATCCAACAAAGACGTATTCCTAGCTCAACAGGTGGTGGCAATAATATGATCGATGCCAGTTACAATCCGTTAAGTGTCAACGAAGATTACTTCTTTCCGCAGACAGCAGAAGGTCGTGGATCCAAAGTTGAAACACTTCCAGGTGGTACCAACCTAGGTGAAATTACAGATCTGCGATACTTTACCAACAAGCTATTCCGTGCTTTGCGCATTCCAAGCAGCTACTTGCCAACATCTGTTGATGATGCTAGTAACACAGTAACTGACGGAAAAGTAGGCACAGCATACATTCAAGAGCTACGTTTCAATGAATATTGCAAACGCCTACAGAACTTAATTACTCCAACTCTAGACTTAGAATTTAAAATTTGGATGGAATCAAACGGTGTAAACATTGATTCAAGTTTATTTGAATTACGTTTTAATCAGCCGCAGAACTTTGCTGCATATCGTCAATCAGAGCTTGATACTGCTCGTGCAGCAACATACAGTACAGTTGCAGAAATCCCACATCTTTCTAAACGTTTTGCACTAAAACGCTTCTTAGGTTTATCAGAAGAAGAGATTAAAGAAAACGAATTGATGTGGAGAGAAGAGAACGGTAATAAACTAAAAATTGTAGGAGATGCCGCTAGCGAAATGAGAGGTATTGGCATCACTCCGTCAACTATCAGTGCAGAAGCAGGTGCAGCAGACGCAGAAGCACCCGACAATTTAGCTGCAGAAGTTCCTGCAGAAGGTGCAGAAACCTCACAGCCTGTGGCACCACCTCCAGCCGGTCAGTAATAAATACATTATGCTCCTACGTGAATTCTTTTATTTTAACGACAATACCAATGACTTTTCAGTCGATCAACGATATGAAAACTCTAAAGACAGTTCTGTGGTCAAAAAATCAGACACACGTAAACTACGTTTAACTCTTAAACAAATAAACCAGCTGCGAATACAAAGCGAAGCTCATGATTTTGAAGAAGAATCAGAAAGAGCTTTTATACAACAAATGTACGGTACCCCAGTTGAAGCAGACCAACCCGCAGAATGAACCCGCTTTCGTATTAGGTAATGGCAGAAGTAGACTACACGTAGATGCTCCTTCGCTATTATTGCACGGCACTGTATATGCTTGTAATGCTGTTTACAGAGAATTTGATCCTGACTTTTTAATAGCTGTTGATGTTAAGATGGTTAACGAAATCATTTCAGCAGGATATCATAAAACCCACAGTGTTTGGTCCAATCCTAATAAAGGAATTAACGCTAAGAGCGGAATTAATTACTTTCATCCACATAAAGGATGGAGTAGTGGTCCAACAGCATTGCACTTTGCCTGCGAGCGTGGACATAAAGAAGTGTACATATTTGGGTTTGACTACCAAGGAATTGGCGGAAAATTCAATAATGTATATGCTAATACTTTTAATTACAAACGCAGCGAAGACGTTGCAACTTATCACGGAAATTGGTTGAGCCAAACAGAAAAAACAGTTAGAGATCACAGATATACTCAGTTTTATCGAGTTATAGAATCCGGCGGGTTTATTCCTGACAAACTGGCAAACTCAAACATAACACATATATCCTTTGACGAATTTGCACAAAAGTTTCCGGGTACTATATATGCAGATGAAACCATTCAAAAAAGTATCATTTAACACCAAATTGTAATCATTGAGTTAAATAAAATGTATGACAGCCTACCCATCTTTAAGGAGAATATAACATGGCAGATAAAAACTTACTAGCACAGATGCTAGAGAACTTGGTCAACAACGATCAAGCTAAAGCAGAAGAATTATTCCACGAGTATGTAGTTGCAAAATCTCGTGAAATCTACGAAGATCTTATTGAATCTGAAATCGAAGATGAAGATGATAAGGAAGTAGATGAAGCAGCCGATGACGAAGAAGCTGAAGAAGACAAAGTAGACGAAGCATCCGATGACGAAGAAGCTGACGAAGATAAAATGGACGAAAATTTCGAAGATATCGCATATGAAGGTGATGACGAAATGGGCGGTGACCCAACTGACGACCTAGAAGCTGAATTGGGCGACGAAGAAGAAATGGACGACGAAGAAAAGTCCGAAGACGAGCTATTCATGGATTTAGAATCCATTGTTGACGAATTACAAGCTAAGTTCGACGAATTAAAGGGCGGTGACGACATGGGCGGTAACGACATGGGCGACAATGCAATGAAAGACGATTTTGATCTAGCAACTGTACGTGAATATGTTGAGAAAGTTCCAGCAGGCCATGGCGCAGAAAAGAAAGGTCAAGGCGAAAAAGCTGACAATACAAAGTCTATCGTAGCTGGCAAGAATGATATGGGCGGTACAACTGCTAATATCCTAAGCGGCAAAAACGGTAGTGACGCAGGCGAAGCTGGTTCCGCAGGCGGTCAACTAAAAGGTAATGGTTTGTTGAAAGGTAATCCACAGTTACAAGACGGTGGTAATGTAAATACTCCTGGCGCAAAGAATGGTAATGCATTCTCTAAGAAAGAACCAGGACACGGCGCAGAAAAGAAAGGCGCTGGCGAAACTGCTGACAACAAGCAAAGTCTTTTCCGTGGTCGTAGATAATTAGGACGAAACGGTGAAAAAATTTACTCTAGCAGAACATTTAAGTTACGATCAGGCTAAGATTGTCTTGGAGAGCGAAGAAGGTGCAGACGGCAAGAAGTCGCTGCATTTAAACGGTATTTGCATTCAAGGAGACATCCGAAATGCAAACCAACGTGTTTATTCTTCTCAAGAAATTGGCAGGGCTGTCAAAACGCTCAACGAGCAGATCGCTGGTGGTTACTCTGTGCTAGGTGAAGTTGATCATCCGGAAGATTTACGCATCAACTTGGATCGAGTCAGTCACATGATTACAAAAATGTGGATGGATGGTCCAAACGGCTACGGAAAACTAAAACTACTTCCGACTCCAATGGGACAGTTAATTCAGTCTATGTTGGAAGCGGGAGTCAAGTTGGGTGTATCGAGTAGAGGTTCAGGCGAAGTAGACGGGGAAGGTAATGTTCAAGGTTTTGAAATTATTACCGTTGACGTAGTAGCACAACCAAGCGCCCCGGGAGCTTACCCAACTCCAGTTTATGAACACTTGATGAATAATACAGGTGGATATCAGGCATTTAAAATAGCAAAAGAAGTCCAAGGCGACCCAAAGGCACAGCAATACATAGCAGAGAGCTTGATGAAAATCATCAAGGGTCTCAGATAACCAAGTAGGAGAATCACATGCTAGATATCGTAAAACAATTGTTTGAGAACAATGTGATTTCCGAAGAAATCAAATCGGAAATTGAATCAGCTTGGGAAGGCAGAATTCAAGAAACCCGTGAACAAGTCACCGCAACATTACGTGAAGAATTTGCTCAGAAGTATGAGCACGATAAGTCCGCAATGGTAGAAGCTGTAGAAGGCATGCTAACAGACCGCTTACAAGCAGAGTTAGCTGAATTCGCAGAAGATCGCCAGGGCCTGATCGAAGCAAAAACAAAATACGCAAAGAAAATGAAGAAAGATACCGAAGCAATGGAATCTTTCATTATGAATAACTTGGGTAAAGAGCTTGCTGAATTGCATGAAGATCGTAAAGCAGTTGCAGGTAACGTGGCAAAATTAGAATCTTTTATTGTGGACACTCTAGCGAAAGAAATCGCAGAATTCCACGCTGATAAGAAAGACCTAGCAGAAACTAAAGTACGTTTAGTACGTGAAAGCAGAGCTAAGTTTGAACAAGTTAGAAAAGATTTCGTCAGTCGTTCAGCTAAAATCATCGAAGAAACAGTCTCAAAAGGCTTGCGTTCTGAAATGACTCAGTTGAAAGAAGATATTAATGCTGCTCGTAAAAACGACTTTGGTCGCAGAATTTTTGAATCTTTCGCAAGTGAATTTGCAGCAAGTCATCTAAATGAAAAATCTGAAACAGCAAAACTATTAAAAGTAGTTGCGCAAAAAGAAATAGAATTAGAAGAAGCGGCAAAAATTGTTGCAGACACAGAAAAATTAGTAGAAAGCAAAAATGCTGAACTACGCATTGCTAAAGACATAAGCACACGCAAGGAAGTTATGAACGAATTGCTAGGTCCATTGTCTGGTGACAAGCGTTCAGTAATGGGCGAACTACTAGAATCAGTACAAACAGATAAGCTACATGCAGCTTTTGACAAGTACATCACATCAGTAATGAATGGTGGTGCTCCAGTCAAGAAAGCATTAACAGAGGCTAAAGAAATAACAGGCGACAAAAAACAGGCACAATCTATCAGTGGTGAGGAAAGAACCGCTGAGA